GGGAGAATGTAAGAGTAGCTCCTTGACAAACAATATTATTACCAAACTGATTCGTGGTCATATTGCCCGTTAACGATTGGATTGCCATATTTGTGACACTTCCATTGTTTGATTGGCTAACAGCATTTGCAAAGGCTTCTAAGGGCGTTAGAGCTATTGGGAAAAGACAGAGGTAGATGTAACTACTGATTCGCTTTCTATATTTCTCTGTATTATTGTCATGTTTTGTAGACCTGCCCCATGATATGTTTCTGTAAATTGAAAGGCATCTTCTGTAACTTCCCAATTTGGTTTTGATGAAAGATCCAATCCTGTCCATGTATATACAGTTCCGTTTACAGTTTCATTAATAGTTGTGGGAGGTGGAGCAATACTGTCACCATCCATAGATATCCCAACACCTGTAACTGTGTACTCATATCCTGTGGCGTAGTCAAAACTGGTAATCGTTTCTGATATAGAAGTGGTGGTATTAGTGGTACTTGAAACTGTACCTGTAGTAAAGGCAGGCGTGATGGGCTGTGCATTAACTGGTATGACATAAAAAAACAGAAGTAGTAAAAGTTTTTTCATTCATTAGTTAGATGTGACCGAAGTAACAAAACTACCTGTTGTAGTTGAACCTGCACCACCTGATTCTAAATCTGTAATTGTATGATCTGATCCAATAGTTACATCAAAACCTGTTCCTGTTCCAGCATCAGTTGATATAACACTACCAAAATTATTTACATCACCTACATCTAAAGTACCTGATTGCATAGTGTCAGGTTGTAATAATGATTCAGTTAATGACCAGTTTGTAGCATCAGAATTTATGGAATACTGCCCTGCATCAAACGTAACTGCATTAGTAGTTGAGTTAACACTAAAACCTCCTAACTGATCTCCTGAGTTAGAAGTGCCAACATTAGTACCAGAAGCAGAATAAGAACCACCAAGTCTTTCTACTTGTGTACCTGCCGCATTTACCTGTATTGATACAGTTGTCATCATGCTCGAAGTTACGTCTGCGTAACAAGGAACACTTGATGCAATTAATAATAAAGGAAGAAATTGTTTCATGATTTTTGTTTTTTGTCTACAACTTCCGCACCAAGTATTTTGATGGGTGTCTCTATTCTAATTGTTTGATAACCTCCTGATTGTGTAGCTAACAACGCTTCCACTTCTTTTTTGTTTAATGGTTTATCTTCTGGTTTATATGTTCCGTCACCTCTTTTTTTAGCACCTTCCAAACCAAAACTTGCCAATGCACCTGTTAACAAACTTGCTGGAAAAGTTATATCCTTGGGTTCGTTACTATATCCTGGTATAGAAATGTAATTAAGAGAAACTATAAATCCACTCCATGCAACAACGACAAGCCTTACTACAACTGAAATAAAAGCTAATTGTTCTTCCTTGTCAGTAATGTTTTCCTTAAGTTTTTGAAAAGGATTTTTTTTAACTTCTTCTGTCATAACTAGGTTTTATTAGTCATACTATACATAATTACCTATTTACGCAAATGCCTGAGATATATGGTGCATTAATTGGAGCAGTAGCTACCGCACTTCTTATGGTGTTGTCTAATATCAGTAGTCGTAGAGAACGAGACATACGAGACATATACTTTAGATTAAACAAGCTATCAGAAGCGGTTAGCAGAATAGAAGGCAAGATACAATAACGTGTGCTATGTTTGGAAAAACAAACAAACTATGTACAAAATACTGAAGCCTATATTATTACGCTTCCTTTCAACGACAGGATGTAAAAGGTTAGTAATAGATTTATGTCGTGCATTTGTAAAGCAGACCTCAAATACATTGGACGATAAAGCAGTTGATCTGCTTGAACAAAATTTGTTTCCGAAATTAAATTAATGGCTAAAGATAAATTTCTCAATATCGAATTAGAAGAGCCACCTATAGAGTTACAGCTTTCTGTTGAAATGCGTATTAGAGAAGTTTTAAAAAGCGATGATTACGATGGAGTAAAAAGATATTGCACACATTTAATACGGCATCAAATGAAACAAGATGTTTTCTTGGCAAGTTTATTAGGTCGAATAATAGAATTAGAAGCAATGCTTTCTAAAAAACATATAAAAGCAGAGCGTAAAACTATAGACAGAATAAAAAAATTCTTTCATAATTAAAAAAAAGAAATTTATTATGGCCTATAAAAAGTCCTACGGAAAACCCAAGCCACCAAAAAAGTAAGTAGTGGTCGTGGCTTGGTAGGTTCTAGTTCTCTTCCCCAACTCTAGAGCCTATGCCCCAGAGTGATTAAATGGTCTGGTCATTCTGGGGCTACTATTAAAATGGAAGATCGTTGTCGTTACCTTTATATGAAGGTGGGATGTCTTTGCGGTTAGATTGGTAGTCATTGTCTACATCAAACATATTTACCATTATTGATCCAGAATTTTCTTTGCCACTAAAATCAGGTATCCCTGCAAAGTTTATCCATTTATCTAACAACATAAATTGTTTGCCTTGGTCATTTTCCATAATGACTCCAATGTTGACCCAGTTTGCTTTGGGATTACCATCCCTATCTTTGTATTCTCGTGTCTTGACGGATAGGTTCTTGATCTTTCGTGCCATAAGGAATTTCCTGTAGTATGCGTATGCGGACAAAACCACCAAGGTAGTCTTGATCCATAGTTGAAATAACAGTATTAAATCGTTTATCGTTAATGCTTAATGCATCTGCGAGTCCGTCAATACCTGCTTTCATTCTAGCAACTAAGTTGTCTCGGTCATAACTTCGTCTGTCTGGTGGTATAAATGTCATTTCTAAAACTAATTTTTCTGGTATGTTTTTTGTAACCCCTTTAAATTTTTTTAGCTGTTCTTTAGATACGCTATAACAATCTTTTCTATATTGTTTTTTTGCCCTTGCTACTTGTGCCCAATGCTTTCTTGCGTTTGGTGAAAGGTCTGTTGGCGGCCAACCTAATACTATTTCAATCATGTTCTAACCTCCTTATCTCTTCGTTAATGCGGTCATGGTTAACTTGCCAAAACTTACTATCTAAATCTTCAAACCACCATTGCCTATCTAGTTCTGCTAATTGGCATTTGTACCTTGCAATTTTTAAAATAGTAGATTCATCCATTAGTTTTGCTCCATAATTTAATCAATGTCTCCAATTCTAATATTCGTGCTTTCGCTGCCGCAATTTTTTGTTTTGTTGTCATTAGAATAAAACTCCTTGTGTTGAACATTGGTAACTTGCATCATATTTTTTATTGTTACCTTTTGGATATGGCTTTATGCCATAAGCTAAATTTTTAATCATTTCTTTTTTGTCTTTTTTATTTGCATATAAATAAAAATATCTATGTTTCCTTGGCCTATCAACTACATAAAACTTATTGCTATTAAGTCTTTCTTCTAAAGTATATTGTTCACAAATTGTTTTACTGTGCTTATCACTACCACGCATTCTCCATTCTGTTCGTTTAGCTGTAAGTCCTGTATAAATCCAATTTGTAGCTTGATAAATATATCCATGATGTCCTTGCGAAGTATCTGCATAAGAAACTAAAACTTTTGGTTTTGACATTTGTTTTATTGATTGCGAAACAAAATAACTTAAAACATTTTTTTCTAAATTTTCATTAACGCATAACCTATTTAATTCTAGAAAAATTTCTGTGTATTTACCATTAAATGAGCCTACTACTAAAGGTGGTGATGGAGGTGATCCATAACTAATTACTCCTTCTAATTGTTTGTTTTCATTATATAAACCAAAACAATTTATAATATTTGGTATCCGTTTTGCATAATGTTTTTTTAAAAACCACTCATGACATTCATAGTTGTTAATTGTTTGAACTGAATATTTATAATTTATACTCATAGTTTTTTCCTATAAGAATCCCAGTTAAAACCAATTAACGCACCTCCGTTTTCACGCAATCTATCCATGACACGCTCGCCAAGGTAGTCCGATAATTGTTCACTAGGAATATTTGATAATAAAATTGATGGCTTAAGTTTTTCATAGCGTTCATTAAGAACATCAAATAACAATTGTTTTTCAAATTCTGACCCAAACTGTACACCTACTTCATCTAGTATCAATAAATCAGGCGATGCAAAGGCATTAATAACATCGCTTTCTGATTCTTCTTTTGTTCTCCAACTATCCTTAACTCTTCTAATTAGACGTTGTACGGTGACAAATACTGGTGACCGTTGTTGTTGCATGATGCTCAACGCAATGCCTACTGCCAAATGGGTTTTGCCTGTACCCACTTTGCCAACAAAGATTGCAGAACGTCCTGTTTTTATTACTTGGTCAAAATTTTCTGCATACTCTTTTGCAAAAGCTAATGCTTTTTGTTGACCACTTGTATTTGCTATATAGCTATCTAATGTTCGATCCTTAAATCGTTCTGGAATAGCCGCACTTCCTACCTTGGCTATCCATCTCCGTTGCTCACGTTCCTGTTCACGCAGTTTATCAGCCTTTATTTGTTCTAAAGCTTCTTTTTCTTTGCGTTCAATCATGCATCTAGGACACTCTGTCCAATGCTCACCAAGAAAGTTTGTTGAAGTATAAGCAACATTATGTTTAGAACAAGTGCGTTCTTCTGTTGGCCTATCTTTGTTGATAAGGTTTTCTAAACTCATATTTTTTGTACCCCCTCACCGTAATTATGTTTCTCAAATGTTTGGCGTTTGCTCACTTTTGTGGAATCTAGCCAATCACTTTTAAAACTTTGCCATCCTCTTGCTTGCACCATAATCAAAGCTTCCTCCAAGCTTATCGTAGTTTTTTTAACCTCATTTTTTATGCCAATAAAAGCAGTTTCTGTTAATGGTTTTTTTAAATTTTTTCTATGAATAAGAAAATCCTCCCATGTTTTTTTAGTTACATTATTAGGTCGCTTTATATTTGTTTTTTGTTTCTTGTTTAATGTTTCTTGTTTCTTGTTTGGTTGAACGGTTGTTGAACTAGCGTTAGACCTAGCAAGAGCAGATGCTTTACCCGCTTTAATCGCTGATTGTACCTTGCTTTGATACTTTTGTATCTCTTCGTCAGCCCTTGGATTAGTCCATCCTTTACCAACTTCTAAAATAAAAAACTCTTCCAAAACTACTTTCACTTCTGGTACGTTATCTTTCATGTTAAT